TCATGTCTACTAAAATAACTAAACATTCTTTTGATTGTATCTATGCTGAGATTAACTCTGTTCTTTATGTCTCTAGCTCTTGCAACTCCTACTTCTGTTCCCCCTCTACCGAACTCTTCTCTCCATTCTAAGCCCTGTGCAGCCTCGTCTGCCATCTCTTGAGTTGGTTTAGTATTTATATCAGCTAAAGCTCTCTCTTCATCTAATTGTAAAGCGCATATTGCTAACCGTTGGTCATCTTCATACTCCTCAACCATAGTAACATCAGCCATACATCTCTCGATAAATTCCTCGTTTGATTCGTCTATATTTTTTTTAGGTATCGGCATCTATTCCTTATCCTCCTCCTCTATGTCTCCAACTGGAGCAAAGTTTAACGGCATGAATAACTGGTCGCCCTCTGGACCTACTCTATTCAAGTCCTCCATTCGTCTTATCTCATTAATAGACAAAGCACCTATACTAGCCATCTCTCTGTAATAGGTAGCACGTGAGGAACTATCTCCACGTAGTAAAGCATTAGCATCTAGCTTAATAGTAAACGAGCCAAACTCTGTTTCTCTAAATAGCTTTCTGTTTAGCTCTTGCTCTACCATTACCATATACGGCATTAGGGTAAATCTTACGAAGTCAATACTTAATGCTTCTATACTTGAGTAGTTAGCAGCTTTCTCTAAGTGGCCAATCAAAGACAATGGCACTTTAAATATTCTAGCTACTTCCTCTATCTGGAAACGTCTAGTCTCTAAAAGCTGATACTTGTTAGCATCAATATTAGTTTGCTCGAATGTCATACCCTCCTCAAAAATAGCAGTCTTACCAGCTACAAAAGAACCAGAGTAATTTTGATTCCAACTATTTTTAAGTCTTGCTACAGCTTCTTTACTTAGTTTGCCTGGATGTTTAATCACTCCACCTACTTGAGCAGAGTTTCCTAAATAACTATTAGCTGTATCGTTAGCAGCTATTGACGTTGCTATTGTAGTGTTCTGTGCTTTTAATACGCTAACTCCCTCACAACCATTAAACGATAGATTGAAGAAGTGTAACATATCTTCTTTCATTACTCCAATCTCATAGTCTTTGATGTCGTAATAGATTTGACCTTCGTGCTTAATTACCTTAACGTCTTGTGGATTGATAGGTATTAATGCTATTGGTCTAGCGTTGCTATCTCTCTCAATATAAAAATACGCATTCCCCTCTAGCAATAAGTTGGTCATTAGAGTATCTAGGAATGTGTATGGTGTCATATACTCGTTAGGATTACGAGCTAGTAGTCGGTAGATTGGATGGCTAACGTCAGTTATTTTGTCGTCATCTTCCTCGACTCTGTAAACTTTTATAGGTAGACTAGCTATTGATTCGCTGATAACTCTTACACACGCAAAGACTGCGCTAAATGTTAATGATGTATCTCTAGTAACTGCTGTTCTGTTGGCTGCACCATAGCCACCAAAAACTGCTTTTAAGAAGTTATCTCCTCTCTTCTCAGAACGGAGGAAGTCAAATAGTCCCATAAATAATTTGTAATTACTTTACAAAGATAAGAGAAATCGCAAAAGTGGACGACTAAATCCAGACTATTCCTCTGTCATCATAAGTTGAATTGTCGCTGCTATCGTCATTCATATAACAGCCTAGAGCCATAACAAGCGCAACCATTCCGTCAATCTTTTCGCTTGACTTACTCTTATCCATTTTAATGTTTCCAGCTGGGTCTGTTTTCATAGCTAAGTTAGAACACATCCAACGAAGTACTTTGTTACCAGCGTGATTAATCTGTTTGCCTAGTACGAGCTTCTCGAGTTCTTTAGTAGGTGCTGACATACTAGCAAAGCCTTGACCATAGCTCTCCATTGGCAATCCATCTTCTGATAAATCAATCACTAATTGGCTAGAGTTCCATCTATCGTAGGCTATCGATTTAATGTTTACAACCTCAGCCACTTCTTTTATTCTACGCTTGATGTAGTTGTAGTCTGTAACATCGCCCTCTGTTAGTTCCATCAATCCCTCTTTCTCCCAACCTATATAATCAACTTGGTCACGTCTTGAACGTATAAAAGCGTTATCCTTTGGAGCAAAGCAAAAAGGTATTACAGTAAATCTATCATCTTCTGGAATGATTAAAACAAAAGCTGATATATCTCTAACTGTTGCAAGGTCAAGTCCAGCGTAAGCCGTCATCCCTTTGTAATCTTCTAAGTGTATTGGAGCTTTGTTGCACTGCATCCATTGCTGGTCACTAAGCCATTTACTAGCTGAACTCATCCATTGGTTTAGGTGTAGCATTCTAAAAGTATTCTCATAGCTAGGTAACTTGATTGCTTTCTCTTGTTCTCTTTTAAGATAGTCTAATTTAACTACTCCACTTTCAAGTCCAGGATTTGCAATCTTCAAAGCCTTCTCACTTGTCCAATCTGTTTCTAAATCACAAGCGTATTTAACATAGTAGAAACTCGAATCATCTATGATTTGTTCAGCCACTTTACGACCATACTCCTCTGTCTTGTAACATATAGACTCTCTATTATATCCAGCAGTAGTAATTGCTATAGTCATTGGCTGTCTCCTACTACCAACAGAAGTAGTCAAGGCATCCCACAGACTAGAGTCTTTCTGAACGAAGAACTCATCCATACAAATGAAACTAGCATTGTATCCAAACTTAGAACTTGCCTCTGAGCTAATAGCTTTAAAAGCTGAGTTGCTTTTCTCGTGGATAATAGAGTTCTTAAATACTTTTAGATTCTTGTTAAGTTGATTGTCAGCTCTAACCATTCCACTAGCTACGTCAAAAATAATACCAGCTTGTTGTCTATCTCCAGCAGCAATATAACACTCAGCCGAAGGCTCGTTGTCTGCTAGTAACATATACAAAGCAATAGCACTTATAAGAGTAGACTTTCCGTTCTTTCTTGGTAGACAAATGTAAGCTGTTCTAAATCTTCTTAGCCCACTATCTCTATACTTCCAACCGAATAAATCTCTGACTATTGTTTTCTGAAATGGCTCTAACTTAAATGGCTGACCTCCTAACTCTCCTTTGATGTGCTTGATATGATTCTCTATAAAATAGACTACTCTATCTGCTGCTTTGTCATCAAAGTAAAAAGTTTTGTCCTCTTTAAGTTTCATATAAGCCTTAGTTGAGATTGATGTTCTTTGATTCTTTTTAAAGCATTATCATAATACTCTTTGTCTAACTCATAACCTTCTAAGTCATAGCCTAGATTATGACAAGCTAATGCAATACTTCCAGAGCCTAAGTGTGTGTCTAATATCTTATCCCCCTCTTTTGCGTAATTCATTAAAAGCCATTCATACAGCTTTACTGGTTTCTGTGTAGGATGTATTCTTTTATCTGTTTGTTGTCCTCTATGGTATCTAAAAAATCTAACTGCTGTATTAAATGAAGTCCACGCCATTTCGCCATCTGCAAATGAAAAACCATCGTTTTTTTTATCCCAAATTAACCAACATTTACTATCAAAAGGCATACGACTAATAAAGTGGTTTGCACCCCACACAATTTGATTTTTACTTATCCGTCTAAGTTCTCTAAAGTATTCTATACTTGGTGCATTATTATCCCAGTCTTTAACTTTGTGCTTACTTCCAGACCAATTATTTTTTCCGTCCATTCCAATACCATAAGGAGGGTCTACTATTGCCAAATCAAATTGATTGTCTGACATCTCTCTCATTGCTTCTAAGCAGTCTTTGTTGTAAATGTTTATCATTAGTCAAAGAAATTAAAATCGTCAGTCCTTTCCTCATCTTGTTCTGGCATACTAAGAGATGCTCTACTGCTCGGAGTGAATCCAAATTGCGTAGCAATTTTCATAGCGTTCTGTAAAGCGTTTTGCATTACCTTGTATTTAGGTGCTATCTTACTAGACCTCAACCTTCCATCTTTATCTACAGTCTGCTCAGTAAAATTACCTTGTAACTCTTGAGCTATCTCTCTATAGATTCCTATCTCGTTGCAGTACGCTGCTAGAATTGATAAGTCAGTTAGATGCAACATCTTAATATTGGCTAGTTCGTTAGTAACTAAGTCCCATTCGTCTGCACCTTGTTTATTGAGAAAGGAGGGAGCCAAAGGCATACTAACAACTTGAGTTGTCTCCATTTCATTTCCCACTAAACGAGACTTCTCTAGTGTGCCTTTTAGCTCCTTTACTTTTGTTGGTGTTTTTTTTCTCCCTCTCATTTTATTTTTAGCTTGGCCATATTACAACTAACATACTGAACTTAAACTGGTTTTAGTTTGGTATATCTATACCCA